GCGTGGTTTGCGTTCCACTTTCTTGATTTGGATGTATGCACCGCAGTCATTTATCACAGCTTCACAGAACTTTACTGCATTACGCAGTTGGATCTTGCTGAAGTTGCCGTAGCCCTCAACCAACTGTGCATCCTTGCCCTCAATTGCAGTTTCATACTCAGCGAGTTTACGCTTCCAGGTGTCAGCAATGTAGCTGATCATTTGTGGCGCCACATTCATACCACGGATCACCGTGATTGGCTTGTAGTCTGCACTCATCTTGGCACCAGCTGTCACAAATTCATCAAACATGCCGTCCAGTTCGCCAGCACACTCGCTGACTTTTTCACGTAATCGGTCCTGAATGTTGGGCCGTGCAGGCTCATCTGCTTCCACAGTTTCAACCACGGCTTGCTGTTTCAATGCCAGCAACTCAGAAATTAATGTTTGCAGTTTGCCTTCTTCCTGCTCGTTCAAATCCAACCCCATCATTTGCATGCGGCACAACCAACCTGTTGTGAGTCGCATCTGTGAGTCAGGCAAGGTGCGGATTTGCTTTGCATCTTTTGTGCGGTCGTTCGCATCCAAATACGCTACAACCATGTCCTTGGCTTCTTTCTTGCCGTAAAAGTAATTGTACCAGCCAAACGCATAGCTCATTGTGCTCACACGATTGTCCGCTGTGGGCTGGGTTTTCCAAGCGGGCTCAAGCCCAACATACTTGGTATCGGCGCTTTTGGGATTCATGGGTTTGAGTGCTGTACGTATTGCGTTCATCGGGGCTCCTGTAAATTATGTGTAATTATAGCAGAAACAATATTATTGGTCAACCCACAGAAAGGTAAACCCAAAGTACTATAAATATAACATGCCAAGATTAAGTATGTACCGGCCTAACCGGACCCGAGATTATCAATTTTTAGATCGCACCATACGCGAGCAATACACTGTGGGCGGACTGGATATCTACATTCATCGCTACATGGGACCAGAAGCCGGTGGAGCAGATTCAGCATTGTCAGGCAATTTTGATGCCACTCAACCCACATACGCAGATGTAGATGTGTTGAACATACAAGACTTGTTGTTGCTGGAAAACCGCGACAGAGTGTATGACCCTGACGTGTATGTCATGCGCGGTGTATACAATACTCAGGACGTGGACTTTGATTTGACACAATTTGGGTTGTTCCTGAACAACGACACCATATTCATGACGTTTCATTACAACACCATGATTGACACGTTTGGACGCAAACTCATGAATGGTGACGTGATAGAAATACCCAACTTGACAGATTATCATCCTTTGAACAAGTCCATACCCAGAGCCTTGCCTAGATACTATGTGATCCAGGACGCTGACTTTGCAAGTGAAGGATTCAGTCAAACTTGGTTGCCTCACTTGTGGCGTGTGAAATGCACGCCAATGAATGATCAACAAGAGTTCAACACCATTACCAACAAACCATTTGTGGCGGAGAACATCTGGGATCCAGGCAACTTCTATCCCACAAACACCATTGTCAACTACGGCGATACTTACTATCGAGCCATTACCAACGTACCAGCAGATACAGTCATCACCAACACTAATTTTTGGGCTCCGTACGATCCTGCTACCATCAGTGATATACAAGGCACACGTACCAAAGACTACGAAATCAATGATGCCATATTGATACAGGCTGATGCTGAAGTGCCACTCAGTGGCTACGAAGTTGACAAGTTTTATATTTTGCCCACTCAAAATGGTGAGCCTGCCAATCCAGACAGTTTGAGTGCTGACGAGACTGTGTCTGTGGATGGCACGCAGGGCGGTATGAGCGTCACACCCAAATCAGACGGCTACACTGTGGGTTATCTCACTGGAGATGGCATTGCGCCCAATGGCTTGCCTGTCACACCTGGTGTGTCATTTCCGCCCAATCCTGTTGTGGGAGCCTATGCTTTGAGACTAGATTACAAACCCAATAGACTGTTTAGATATGATGGTGCTCGCTGGGTACGCATTGAAGACAATGTACGCACCAATCTCAACAACGGTCCAGTTAATAAGACCCTGCGCAGTAGTTTTGTAAATAACACAGCCACAGTAAACACCACAGACTTGGGCAACATACCAAGTCGTCAGAGTTTGAGTGAAATACTGAAACCGCGAGCAGATAACGGTGATCAAGGCGGGTTCTTACCGCCTGGCACATAACGAAAGATTACAAGTGCAGCAATTTTTTTACGATGATCAAATACGCAGATTCTTGTTGCAGTTCACAAGAATCTTTTCAGGCTTTCAAGTTGAGTACGCCAACGAAAATGACGGAGTAAATGCCGCTGCCTTGTTGCGTGTGCCTGTGCGATATGGTGATGCCAGCCGCAATGCACAAACCATCATACAGGAAAACAGCCGCAACAGTTTGCCGTCAACTCCGCTAATGACATTTTACATCACTGGCCTGGACTATGAACAAAGCCGGATGCAAGAGCCCACCTTTGTGAGCAAGGTCAATGTGCGTCAGCGCACTTATGATCCCAGCACAGAAACTTACGAAACCACGCAGGGCAATGCATTCACAGTGGAACGCTTGATGCCTGTGCCGTTCAAACTCACAATACAACTGGATATTTGGACTTCAAACACCAACCAAAAATTGCAGTTGTTGGAACAGATTCTCACATTGTTCAACCCCAGTTTGGAAATTCAAAGTACTGACAACTATATTGACTGGACCAGTTTGAGTGTGATGTATCTTGACAGAACCACATGGACCAGTAGAACTATTCCCATTGGCACTGACAATCCAATTGATGTGGCCTCACTTACTTTCAGCATGCCAATTTTCTTGTCAAGTCCAGCCAAAGTAAAAAAACTGGGTGTGGTAGAACGCATAGTGGCCTCAATGTACGACGCTCAAGGCGACTTGGCCGATGCAGTGACCAACAGCGACTTGTTGTTGGGCACAAGACAAGTTATAACTCCTTTCAACTATGCCACTGTGTTGATTGACAACGGCGGCGTAATGACCCTACAAGTGTTGCAGCAAAAATATCTAGCCGAAGAGCCCAGCAATGATGAACTGACTCCCACCGAAATTGTACCTGATAGCAATTTGTTGTGGCCTGCTGTGGTGGGCATGTATGGTGCACTAAGACCAGGTGTGAGTCAAATACGCCTGGAACAACCAGATGGCACTGAAGTTGTGGGCACTGTGGTGCTAGACCCCAATGATGACCGATTCATGTTGTACAATGTTGACATTGACACTGCTCCACAAAACACATTAGATCCCATCGATGCCATTATCAATCCCTTGGCGTCGGGACCAAGACCACAAGATTCTGTGCTGGAAGGTGTGCGATATTTGCTCACAGAAGACACAGGATCCGCTGACAATCCCGCGCCAGCTTCGGACTGGGTGGGTGCCAACGGTCGTGGCTTGATAGCACAGGCCAATGACATTGTTGAGTATTCAAACAACTACTGGCGTGTGGTGTTTCGTGCTGCCACAGAAACCAACAATACTCAATATGTCACAAACATCACCACAGGTATTCAATACCGTTGGACTGGAGAAGCCTGGGTAAAAAGTTATCAAGGTGTGTATCCTGGAGGTACCTGGAGACTGGTACTTTGAAAGCCGTAGGAGTTTGGTTTCGTAGCAGTGCTACGGGGCGTTATCTATATCTCTTGCGTAACGACACACGACATCCTGGTTCTTGGGGACTGCCTGGCGGCAAGGTAGAGTCTGGCGAAACATTGTTGGGTGCCATGGAACGTGAGTGCATTGAGGAACTGGGGTCAATGCCTGAGTATCAACGCTTGGTGCCACTAGAAAAATTCACTTCGTCTGATGGGCAGTTTGAATACAATACCTGGGTGTGTGTTGTAGCAGATGAATTTGTGCCTGTGCTCAACGACGAGCACATGGGCTATGCCTGGATTGATCGTGGTCAATGGCCCAGACCCATGCACCCTGGCTTGTGGTCAACTGTGAACATAGAAGCAGTGCAAAACAAGATAGACACTGTGGAGCGGTATCTTGCTTTGGGCAGTTAAGCCTGGCTTTCAGCAAAACTCAACTGAATCTCGCCCACTGGGTTTGATGATGTGCTCAGTGCAGTAATCACCACTGCCAGCACTTCTGGTCCATTGGGATAGGTGCCTGTGCCCGGAATTGAACTCTGCCCAATCTGCTTGATCTGTGTCAAGTCCAATGTGTTAATACCTGTTCCTTGAATTGGGATGGAAAACAGTCGTTCACCACCGGTGATGTCTGCATCTACCGCAGCCACTGTCAAAAACAAATCATTGGCGGGAGTGGTTCCACCTATTACGTTGCCAAGAATCTTCAAGGTGTCACCCACAGCATATCCTGTGCCAGGATTTTGCACACTAATACTTGTGGTAGTGGTTGAATAAGTTGTTTTTAAGGCCTGCAACTGCACAGTCAAGTTGGCACCTGAACCTGAACTTGACACCACCACAGGCGTCAAATTGGCAAAAGTTCTAAGTCGACCTGAACTTACCATAACACCCGACCGTTGAAAACCGCCCACTGTGTTCAACGGAGCAGCCTGTACACCACCTGAGGTTTCGTCTGAGTATCGAGGAGCAACGGCAAACTGTGTAAAGCTGGGTTGGAAACCACCACCAGCATTGTTCAAGCCGGCCCATACAGTGTTGGCTGAGTCAATATTGTTGGGATTCAAAATACCTGTGACCAAGTATCGTCCTGCAGTCACATTCACTGTGAGTGTTTCCAAGGTCA